CATGGTTATGCTAATAGAGAGTATAGAGGTGAGGAAGGCAAAGCCGTGATAGTAAAATTCAAGGGAGCCGTAAGAGAGACTGTTGTTGATATTCTTAGTGGTGTTCGTTCTGCATGTACATATGTTGGAGCAAAACGGCTAAAGGACTTGACAAAGTGTGCCACATTTGTTAGAGTGAATAGCACACATAACAGGATTTATGAATAATGCCTTTAACTCGCAAACGAATAATTGTAGATCGATCTGGTGAAAATCCATACATGATCCGACATCACCTTATATTCAGAGAAAAATCAGATCATTTGGAGGATAATATAAGAGTTCCATTTAATGCATATTTGCATAAAATTCTGTTATCTGATGAGCCTATTTTACATGACCACCCTTGGAATTGGGGCACATTTATCATTAGTGGGGGATACTATGAACATACCCCAGAAGGAACTTTTTGGAGAGCCCCAGGCTCTTGGAGAACACAAACATCTACCGATTTACATTGGTTGGAATTAAAGGATAACAAACCATGTTGGACATTATTTTGGCATGGTGCTAGAAAGAGAACTTGGGGGTTCCAGACCGATGATGGGTGGATGGACTATAGAACTTTTTTAAAAAATCGTTTAGAATCAAGGGTTTAGAGGAGCCGAATTTGCTTGACAATTTCATGTGGATGTGGTAGAATATGTATATAATCGAGATTAAAGAAGGAAATCGATGTTACTCCATATTACAGGTTCTAACAAAATGACTAGGAAACTAGTCGATAATGCTGCATGGTATTTTGCAGAGAAGCTGTTGGGCAAGAGATTGCTTAAAACTTTGGAAATTGATATTAAGTTGGTTCGCAACATGACAGAAAAAGAGGGTTGTGAAGGAACTTGCATTTGGAATGAGTGGGACGATTTGAAAAAGACTCCCAGAGAATTTACTATTGAACTGGACTCCAGTATCAGTATTAGGAATATTTTGGTCAACTTGGCACATGAATTTGTTCATGTGAAACAGTGGGTCAAAGGTGAAATGTATGAGTATTCAGCTCCTAACATGGTTAGGTTTTTGAAGACAAAGTACGATATGACCGACATGGATTACTTTGACTATCCTTGGGAAATTGAGGCATTCGGCCGTCAGTTGGGATTGTTTGTTCGTTGGTGTGAAGCTAATGGATTTGGTGATCGTGAAGATATGAAGGAAATTGCATAATGAAAATTAAAGGTGCTACAACAAAATTGAAAAAGGAGGCCAAATTCCTTGGGATGACATTTGTAGAAGTGTTGACTTTTATTGAGAAAAACCCTTATGCTGTGCCAAACAGTGTTATTGAGGCCTTCGGTGTTTATAAGAAGGAGATTTCGTAATGGGTTATGGATGTTCAATGTACGCTAATAAGGCGGCACCAGCATCAATCAACGTAGAGAATTTCGTTGTTGATGCTATGTTGAATGGAGCTAAGAACGTCAACGATGTTATTGCTTACGTTAAGACTAATGTGGCAAATGCTGATGTTGGCGCTGTTAAAGACCTTTATTGGAATTTTATAGGACCAGTTTATTAATTTAATGACAACGGCTGATTTAATAGTAGCAGGGATGTTATTGTTCACCCCTGCTAATGCTGCACAACCACAAGATGGTTCAGCAGAATGTCTAGCACTTAATATGTATTATGAGGCCAGAGGTCAAGGGACAGCTGGTCTTCTTGGTGTAACTGCCGTTGTATTCAATCGTGTAAAGGATAAAAGATTTCCAAATACCATATGTGAAGTTATTGAACAAGGGCCTACCTCTAAGTGGTGGTGGAAGAAAAAAAGAAAAATTATTCCCATTAGAAACAAATGCCAATTTTCTTGGTATTGTGATGGGAAAAGCGACATACCTAAAAACTTACCAATATATACCAAATTTCTAAGAATTGCTCAAGCAATGGTTGCTAAGGATATACCCTTTATAGATATTACTGATGGCGCTTTATTTTATCATGCAGACTATGTACTGCCAGGATGGGCCAAGACAAAAAAACGGACTACTAGGATAGGTAATCATATTTTTTACCGCTGGGAAATCGGGAAGTAATTTTGACATAAATAAGGTAGACTTGGAGTTGCATCGATGGAACGAGAACCTTATTGGGATTACATGGGCCGTAGGTTGAAGGAATCAAGAGTTATGGTAGATGATAATCTTTATAAAAGAGAGATTTTTGAATTGCAGAAAACTCTCCAAGAAGCGTTAATAAGACAGAAAGAACTTCTGGAACAAGCATATGCACTTAAAAGAAAAGTAGCCTTTTTAGGTGGTGATGAAAGACAATTAGAAATGGATTTATAATGCCAACATATACATTTTATGATGAATCTTCTGGAATTGAATGGGATGAGTTTTTGTCTCTTGCACAAAGAGAGAAGTTTTTAAAAGAGAACCCACAAATTAGACAAGTTATTCAACCTGTAGCACTTGCAGGCGATCATCTTATGGGTGTCGGTCCAAAGACAGATGGGGGGTTCAATGAAAATATGCAAAGGATTGCTGCAGCACATCCAGATTCCCCATTAGCTGACAGGTATGGAAGTGGTAAAACAAATGCTCAGATCAAGGCAAGAGATGTCATTAAGAAACATAAATAGACAAGGCACAGTCGAGAAATCAAACTTCAGCACAAATGCACAGCATTTTGGTAAGCTTGGGAGTCCCTCCGACTATGTGCTAGAGAGGGGGAAGGCGCCCCCGGCTACCCCCTCTCACCTTTTATATACGTGTGAAATGTACGAGAAGACTAAGGAATTGGAATGGCCAGTAAAAAAAATAAAGAAATTAATGCGAATAACATAGTTACCATCAAACATATTACAGACAACCAAAAGGTAGTCTTTGATACGTGGAAGAAAGGTAAGAATCAGTTTCTATTCGGAGCAGCTGGTACAGGAAAAACCTTTATCTCATTATATCTTTCGTTAAGGGATGTAATGGATTTAAAGAAACCTTATAACAAAGTAGTGCTTGTTCGTTCTCTTATACCTACCAGAGAGATCGGTTTTCTGCCAGGAGATGAGGAAGATAAAGCTGCATTGTATCAAGTACCATATCAGAACATGGTACAGTTCATGTTTGAAATGGCTAATGAACAGCAGTTTAATACTCTATACGATAGACTCAAGGGACAAGGGACTCTATTCTTCCTATCAACTTCATTTTTAAGGGGGTTGACATTTGACAATTCAATCATTATAGTAGATGAATGTCAGAACCTCAATTTTCATGAATTGGATACTATTATTACGAGGGTAGGACAGGACTCCAAGATAATATTTTGTGGAGATTTTGACCAGACAGATTTAGTTAAACAAAATGAGAGAAATGGCCTACACGATTTTTTACGAATTTTAGAAGAGATGGAAGAATTTAATTGTACAGAATTTACTATCGGTGATATAGTACGATCTGGATTTGTCAGAAGTTATCTGATTAATAAAATTAAACTTGGTATTGGAGTTGAATAATGAATATAGATCAATTACGGAAAGAGCTAGAAAGAGATGAAGGCGTTAAAAACGAAGTATATAATGACCATCTTGGGTATCCTACTTTTGGGATCGGCCATCTCATTACTGATATTGATCCTGAGTGTGGAGCCGCCCTTGGTACAAAAGTCAGTGACGATAGAGTTAAAGAAGCCTTTGAAGCTGATGTCAAATCAGTCCTGTCAGACTGCGAGCATCTATATGAAGACTTTGGGGATTTGCCCGAAGAGGTCCAATTGATCATTGCGAACATGATGTTCAATATGGGGCTTTCTAGATTAAGCAAATTCAAGGGAATGAAACGTGGTGTGAACGCAAAAGATTGGGAAACCGCCGCAGATGAGATGGTCGATAGCAGATGGTACAAACAAGTAACCAGAAGAGCAGATCGATTAGTAGTGAGGATGAGAAGTGTATGACCTTTAATCATGAGCCAGTGGAGTTGCCCACTATAACTGCAACAACCACAAACGGTACTCGTTTGTATGAAACACCAGAAGGAAATTTTTATCCGTCTATAACTACAGTTTTATCTGTAAAGAGTAAACAAGGATTATCAGAATGGAGAAAAAAAGTAGGCAATGAGGTTGCTAACTATGTTTCTGGCAAAGCCGCATCTAGAGGAACTGCTGTTCATCATATGTGTGAAGATTATCTCAATAACGTGTACACTAATTTTCCCTCTAAGTGGGAAAAACATAAAAAGAATTTCTTACCCTATTGTTTGTTTACACAATTAAAAGAAAATGTCTTGCAAAATATAGATGATATCTATGCACAAGAGGCAGGACTCTATAGTGATAAATATAAGGTAGCTGGTCGAGTAGATTGTATTGCAAAGTATAAGGGTGTACCTTCAATAATAGATTTTAAGACATCAACTAAAGAACGTAAAGATGAATGGAACGAAAGTTATTATATCCAAGGCTCTGCTTATGCAGAAATGTTTGGTGAAAGAACAGGAATAGAAATTGATCAAGTCGTAATTCTTGTTGTTACAGAAGATGGAACAGTACAGGAGTTTATTAAAGACAAATTTGCTTATCTAGATGCATTAACAAAAACCATCACAGAATGGGGAGAACAAAATGAAACATCTGAAAACATTGTCGTGGCTGATGCTACTGCTCATTCTGCTGGGCGGATGCCAAACCACTGGTGAAGGTGTAACATCAGTAAAGCCAATAAAAGTAGAAGAACCAAAAAAAGAACCAAAAAAAGAACTGCCAGTAACTACGGTATTTCAGACAGCAAAGCCTGTTTTATGTGTTCCCCCCCTTGTACTTAAAAAAGGGTTGGAAAATAATAAAAACGAAAAACCTTTTGCTACGTGGGTGTCTATAGATAAAGGATTTAGAACAATTTTGTTGGTTGATAAGAAGAAAAA